GAATGGTAACGATCCTGCTATCTTGGTTGTACTTGGAGAAGGAAATACAAAAGTAAGATTAATGATAACTGAGTTTGAAATAATGGAGCAATTAATAGGAGAAGAAAATGAGTGAACAAACAACGATAGAGATGGTAGATGGATTATCTGAAATAGCAGACTATATGAAAGATGAGGAGTTGACGGCAGCCTTAACATTTATTGCTAAGATCATTATCAAGCCTGACATTCCTCTTAATGTGGCAACTATAGAGATTGTTAGACTTCAGGCAATCGCAGCAAAAATGGCTTTCAAGGCAACTTGGATGGCCAATGTTGACAAAAATGACAGGGCAAAGAAGAACATTTATTATACGGCAGCAGAATCAATCAACAACTTGGTATCAGCACTCAAATACATTATGCGCTAACCTGGTATACTTATATAGACAAAGGAATAGTTATGACAAAAAACTTACTAAAGCAGATAATGATTAAAGAGGTTGATACTCCAGCACAGATAGATGCACAAGAGCTTGTGAAAGCTATTGAGGCAGGATATCTTGTTGGGCGTGAACCTAAGCATACACAAAAGAAAACTTTTGGTCCATCTACTATTGCATATGGGCATGGAGAATGTCCACGTTATTGGTACCTTGCATTTGAGGGAGCGGTATTTGAGGATAACTCTGACCCATACGCAGTAGCAAATATGACTAATGGAACTCTTGCTCATGGAAGAATTGAGACAGCGTTTAAGAACTCTGGTATTTCAATTGATTCAGAGTTTAAGATTTTTAACGATGATCCTCCAATTTTTGGTTATGTAGATAACTTTATTAATTGGAAAGACGAAGAAGTGGTTGTTGAAGTAAAGACAACCAATAACGAAGTGTTTGAGTATCGTAAACGTACGGGTAAGCCTAAGATGGGTCACGTTGTACAGATACTTATTTACATGAAGATTCTTAAGAAGGCGAAGGGTGTTCTTATTTATGAAAATAAAAACAACCATGAACTTCTTGTAATTCCAGTTGAGGTAAATGATCATTACCGAAAGTGGATTGATGAAGCTTTTGAATGGATGAGAGTTGTTCGTAAGTCTTGGGAAGTTAAAGAGCTTCCAACAAAGAACTATAGATCAAACTCTAAGATTTGCAAGAACTGTCCAATCAAAAAAGCATGTGATGAAGCAGGAGCAGGCGTAGTTAAGATAGCCTCTCTGGAGGAATTGAGTGAAACTTTGTAGCAGATGTGACAATAGGTTTGATCCCAAGGTCAGTTATCAAATTTACTGCAGCCTTGAATGTCGTGACCTTGCTACAAAAGATAAGATTAAAGAAAGATATCAGGTAACTCGTAGACAAAAGAGGAAGGGGAAGGATCGCAGATGTTTAGGCGGATGCAATACTTCTCTTTCCATCTACAACGATTCTGGATTTTGTGCAAACTGTAATGTAAGCAAAAAGTCTGTTGATAAAATGTTAAAAGATCTGAAAGGTTTTTTTGATTATGAGCAAGAATAAGTGGGGTATGGAAGTTATCCCAAAAAGAATATGTGCTATTGATGCTAGCACTAATAGTCTTGCTTTTGCTATTTTTGATACCTTCACAAAAGATCTTATCAGTGTTGGAAAGATTAACTTTGAAGGTAAAGACACCTATGAAAAAGTCATGGATGCTGGTAAAAAGGTAAAAGCTTTTCTAGATATATACGGTGGGTTTGAGGCAATTGTTATTGAGCATACTGTTTTTATGAATAGCCCCAAGACTGCTGCAGATTTAGCCTTGGTTCAAGGAGCTATCCTTGGATCAGCTGGTCAGTCAGGAACTACAAGGATTGGAAGAGTATCACCAATAACTTGGCAAAATTTTATTGGTAACAAAAAGATATCAAAAGACGAGCAATTTTTTATTCGTGCACAAAATCCTGGTAAATCAGTATCTTGGTATAAAACTTATGAAAGAAACCTTAGAAAAGAAAGAACTATCAACTTTATTAACATTAACTACGACAGATCAATCACTGACAATGATGTAGCAGATGCCTGTGGAATAGGCCATTGGGCATTAAAAAACTGGAACAAGGCAATAGGAGAGGACATATAATGCCAGAGTTAAATGCAAACATACCACCTATTGAATGCTATGTGCGTGGTAATTTCTTAAGAGATCAATTAGACAGTCATGATAAGTATTTTCCATGTGTAATTTTTGGAGTGTCAAGCATTAAGGCTAGAAGCCCTTTGTTCCATTTTATGATGGAAGATGGTGGTATTTGGTGGCGTATGCCGATAAATGCTTTTTGTGCTAAGCCAGGAGTTCCAGAAGAACCAATCCATAATCTTGTTTTATGGAATTCTTTTAGTTCACATATTTCTGTTACAAAGTTTCAAGCATTAAGCAATATGAGAATGTCTTATCTTGATAGAAGCAAAAACACTATCCCTGGAACATATCTGTTTACTTTAGATTGGCATAGCCCAGAAACCAATATACTAGATGACGGGTATTCTGAAAACCCAGGGCAGCATAAGTGTGGTCACGTTATTCAAAGAGATGACGGAAATTTTGCGGTACAGCCAAATAATAGGGTAAGAATTAAAGAGCCGTCATTTGTCACCAAGAAAGACCTAGTGATAAATAGATTAATTAACACAAATAAATGGGATGTTGAAAGTTACGATAAGTGGATACTTGAAGACTCCAATGCCTATAATTATGATGTTATTGATACCGAAGTTGACAAATAACGCTATGGCTGGTAAACTATATACATCAGAAGTTTGGTTAAAGAAAAGATTTCTTATTGATAAGAAGTCACCAGAAGAGATTGCAAAAGAGTGTGGGGCAAGCGTAGAGACTGTCTATGTTTACCTTGCTAAATTCGGACTAAGGAAGTCAAGGCGATGAATAAATTACAAAAAGTTATTATTGGTCTAGGGGTTGCTGGTGCAGTAGGACTAACCTATCTCATTACATCCCTAAAGGGTATGCCAGAGGCATTCACATGGGAAAATGATGAGGAAGAAGAATATGAGTGATAATCTAACTATTACGGTAGATCAGGTTAATCATCCACGCCATTACACTACAGATCCATCTGGGGTTGAGTGTATAGAGATTACACGTCATCGTAACTTTAACATAGGTAACGCATTTAAGTATCTATGGCGTGCAGGACTTAAAGACGAATCAAAAACAATTCAAGATCTTGAAAAAGCAATTTTTTATATTAAAGATGAAATCAATAGATTAGAGGGTAAATATGTCAACTGAAGAAGAACTAGTAAAGCATCTTGATATAATGAATGATGTTGTAGGAGAATACCTAAAGGGTAGCGATCCAACAACAATTTCTAAAGAGTTAGTAATACCAAGAACTCGTGTAGTTGCATATATTGATGAATGGAAAGAAAAGACTTCTAACAACATAGCAATTCGTGCCCGTGCAAAAGATGCTTTAGCAGGAGCAGATGCACATTACAGCAAGCTTATACTAAAGTCATATGAAGTTATTGATGAGGCATCAATGACAAATAACCTTAGTGCAAAGACATCTGCAATTAAACTTGTAATGGACATTGAGTCTAAAAGAATTGATATGCTACAAAAAGCTGGTCTTCTTGAGAATAAAGAGCTTGCTGAAGAGATGGTAGAAATTGAAAGAAGACAAGAAGTTCTTGTTGGAATTCTAAGAGACATTGCCTCTGAACATTCAGAGGTAAGAGATATCATTATGCAGCGCCTATCTGCTATTGCAAAAGAAGGAGAAGTGATTACAGTTGTCCACGATGTTCAATGATTTTTTTGAAGTTCTAAAAGAAAATCATTTTGTTGAAAAGCCTGTTGACGCAAAAACATTTGTTGAGTCTCCAGAGTATCTTGGTCAACCACCTTTATCTGAAATTCAGTATACAATTGTTGAAGCAATGAGCCAGATTTACCGCAAAGAAGATGTGATAGATATTCTTGGTGATAAAGGTGAGGAATACTACAAAAAATATACAAAGAATGAACTCATTCTACAACTTGGCAAGGGATCTGGAAAAGACTTCGTATCAACAGTAGCATGTGCATATGTAGTATATAAGATGCTATGCCTTAAAGATCCTGCTGTTTATTATGGAAAGCCTGCAGGAGATGCTATTGATATTATAAACGTTGCTGTTAACGCTCAGCAGGCTAAGAATGTTTTCTTTAAAGGTTTTAAATCAAAGATTGAAAGATCCCCTTGGTTTGCTGGAAAGTATAACCCAAAGGCAGACTCAATTGAGTTTGATAAATCAATTACTGTTTACTCTGGTCACTCAGAGCGTGAATCACATGAGGGTTTAAACCTATTCATGGCTGTCCTTGATGAGATTTCTGGTTTTGCATCAGAGGTAGCAACAGGAAATGAGCAAGGAAAAACTGCTGATAATATCTATAAAGCTTTCCGTGGTACTGTAGATTCTCGTTTTCCTGATCTTGGAAAGGTTGTGCTTCTTTCATTTCCCCGCTATCAAGGTGACTTTATTTCTCAACGGTATGACTCAGTAATTGCTGATAAAGAGGTAGTAGAAAAAACACACAAGTTCATAATCAATGAAGAGTTGCCACATGACAACCCAGACAATACGTTTGAAATATCCTGGGATGAAGATCATATACTTTCATACAAGATACCTAAGATATTTGCACTGAAGCGTCCAACATGGGATGTTAATCCTACAAGAAAGATTGATGACTTTAAGATTGCATTCTTAACAGACTTAGGCGATGCTATGATGCGTTTTCTGTGCACACCAACATATTCATCAGATGCTTTCTTTAAGCAAAAAGATAAACTTATTAAGTGTATGACCTTAACAAACCCTGTGGATAGTTTTAGAAGATTCTCAGAAAACTTTAAACCAGATCCAGATAAAATTTATTATGTACACGCTGACCTTGCACAAAAGCACGATAAATGTGCAGTTGCAATTGCACACGTAGACAAGTGGGTAAATATTCAGGTAATTAAAGATTATGAACAAGTAGCACCAATCGTAGTAGTAGATGCAGTAGCATGGTGGGAGCCAAGATCAGAAGGACCAGTTGATCTTTCTCAGGTTAAACAGTGGATTCAAAACCTCAGAAGGCAGGGTTTTAACATAGGATTAGTATCATTTGACCGTTGGCAGTCATTTGATATACAGCAAGAACTTAAAGGTGTTGGTATAAGAACTGATACTGTTTCTGTTGCAAAAAAACACTACGAAGATTTAGCAATGATGATCTATGAAGAGCGTGTTGCTATGCCCATGATCCCATTACTTCTGGAAGAAATGTCAGAATTAAAAATCATGAAGGGTAATCGTGTAGATCACCCTAGAAAAAAATCTAAGGACCTAGCAGATGCTGTTTGTGGGGCAGTATTTGGAGCTATATCCCATACTCCAAAAGAAATGAATGTTGAGATAGAGATTCATACTTGGGGTACCTCAGACAAACTTGCACGCAGGCAAGAGTCTATGGTAGAATTGGAAGACAGGCAAATGCCAGAAGATGTCAAGAGTTTTCTTGATAATCTAAAACTAATATAACAAGGAGAAAAATGAATTCATTTAAGAAAATTGCTTTGGGGCTCGCTGCAGCGATGTCCTTCGGCGTTATGTCAGCACTTCCGACAAGTGCTGCTGTAAATGCACCAACCCTAACCATTGACTCAGCAACAGACGTTGTTGTCTCTGGAGAGTCTGCAACAGCAGTAGTAACATTGTCGTTTATTTCAGAAACATCAGCAGATACAGCAACTGTAATTTCTGCTATGTTTTCACAGCCAACGGGGTCAGCAAAGTCTGTAACCCTATCACTTCTAGAAACATCAACAGCCTCAGTAGTAATTGCAGGCAATAATGTTTCAGCAAACATTAACTCAACAGTTAACACACCAACATATGTAACAGCAAAGTTCTTGCTAACTTTGAATGCACCAACAGTTGCAGGTACATATGATGCAAAGATTCTAACGACAAGTCCAATCAATGGACCATCAGTTTCATGGACAGTAACAGTCAAGGCAGCGGATCTAACTCCATCTGCTTCAACTACTACATCTATCCTTAATGCTGGTGAAGTAACAACTGCAACCGCAGATGCTACAGTCTATGCTCCAAAGGCAACCTCAACAGATGCAGCAGCAGTAATTGTTGTTACACCTAAGAATGCAGCAGGAGGATCAGCAACTGAGTCAATTCTTGCAACAGTTTCAGGAACAGGTATGATTGGTTACGGAACAAACGCAACTACAATTACCGCACTTGGTCGTTCAGTAGTTATTCCAGCAGGAAATTACATTGGTGTATTTGCTGACGGTACAGCAGGAGTTTCAACAATTACTCTTACAACCCTTACAGGTACAGTACTTGCAACTGAGAAGGTAACATTCTACGGGGACATTGCAAAAATTGTTGCAACTTCAGATAAGGCAGTTATTTCTGTTGGGTCAAATGCAGATGCCATCTCAGCAATTGCATATGATGCACAGGGTGTAATTGTTGGTTCAGGAACACTTTATGCTACTTCTTCAGATCTAACTACAGTTAATAACTCTGCTGTTCCAGCAACAATTGTTAATGGTGTGGCTAAGTTTTCTGTAAATGGTGTTAAGTCTGGTTCTTCAAACATTGTTGTTTCAACAGGAACTACAACTCCTATCGTGTCTGCTCCAACTGCAATTCGTGTAGAGGGAAAAATATCAACCGTAAAGGTTGCTTTTGATAAGGATGAATACCTTCCAGGTGAGGCTGCAACAATTACAGTATCTGTTCTTGATGAAGCAGGATTACTAGTGTCTCCAAAGACACACACAAATCTATTTGCTACTGGTGGAATTCTTTCATCATATGCATTTGGTGCAACATCAGATACAATCAGTGCAGTTTCAGTTACAACAGATCTTACATATATTAAGACATACAAGGTGTTTATGCCACTTGCACAGGGAGATGTCAAAATCACCGCTGTTGGTGGAACATCTTTGCCACTTGCTGGACAGGTAGAAGTATCTGATACAGCAAAGGTTGTTGATAAGAATGCACAAGCAGCAGTAGATGCAGCAGCAGAAGCAATTGATGCAGCAAATGCAGCAACTGATGCAGCTAACGCTGCAGCAGAAGCAGCAGATGCAGCAACAGCAGCAGCACAAACTGCATCAGATGCAGTATCAAAACTATCTGCTGATGTATCAGCAATGATCGCAGCACTTAGAAAGCAAATTACTTCTCTGACAAATCTTGTAATCAAGATTCAAAAGAAAGTAAAAGCATAGCTTAAAAATACAAATTAGGGGCTAGAGAAATCTAGCCTCTTTTTTGTGTTAAAAAATGATATAATAGCTTTATTAGTCATATCACCACTAGGGCTATAAGGAGAGATCTATTAAGAAATTAATAAGGGTATTAATTGTTATATCTTTAATACTAACACCACTACTTTTAATCATAGACAAGGCTCACGCAGCAGAAGGCCTGACTGCAGAAGTTTATAATGTGCTGGGACAAAATGGCTCTCCATACATACCACAGGGAGCCTCTCCAGCAATAACTACAAATGTATCTAACATTGACTTTCAATGGGGTGGTGGTAGCGTCCTTGGAGGCCCATCAGAGGATGTTATAGTAAGGTTTACGGGATCAATTAGAAGCGATTCTACTCAAAATATATCATTTTTAGCAACAGCAGACGATGGTACAAGGCTGTACATTGATGGAGTCTTAGTGGCAGATGACTGGGTTGACAAAGGTGGCGGAGGAACTACAACTGATCCAATATCTTTTACAGCAGGAGTGCCTAAAACAATAGAATTAATGTACTATGAAAATGGTGGGGGAGCAAACGTATTTTTAAACTGGGATCAATCTGGATCAATGCAGATCATTCCAGCAGAAGCCTTTACATCTCAAGCAGCCCCAGTAGTTAAAACAATAGGGCCTCCAAGAAATTTAAATATAGCAAGTAGCGATACATCAACAGTGTTGACTTGGGAAGCACCAGATACTGGCAACACACAACCAGAAAGATATGCGATAAGCTTTAATTGTTCTGGGTGTAATGGTTGGGGAATTGCAACTGGAAATGTTGGTGGACCTAATTCTTTAAACACAACAATAACAATTGATCATTCTTTACTGGATGGTCTTATGCCAGCAGGAACAGTCTGGTCTTTTCATATTAGATCAGATAACGATACATTTGCCCTTTACTCTTCAAATTCAAATGTTGTTACTGGTTCTACATATGTAGCACCTGTACCTGAACCTTCCCCTACTCCTACACCAGAGCCAAGCCCCACTCCTACACCAACACCAACACCAGAACCAGGACCAGTTACAGTAGAGCCAACTGGACCAACTGAGGCAGAAATTGCAGCACAAGTTGCAGCGTTAGCAGCAACACAAGCAGCGCAAGCAGCAGCAAACGCAGCAGACTTAGCAGCAGCACAAGCACAAGCCGAAGCAGCGATTGCAGCACAAGTAGCAGCCCAGATAGCTGCACAACAAGCGGAAGCAGCAAGAATACAGGCAGAGACAGCAGCACTGATTGCAGCACAAGCAGCAGCAGCCCAAGCAGAAGCAAATAGAATTGCTGCAGAAGAAGCAGCCAGAGAAGCAGCAAGAATTCAAGCAGAAGCGGAACTAAAAGAAAAGGCTGACCGTGAAGCAGCAGAGATTGAAGCAGCAAGAATTCAAGCAGAAATAGAAGCCCAAGCAGAAGCAGATCGCATTGCAGAAGAAGTTAAAGCAGCAGAAGAAAAAGCAGAAGCAGAGGCAAAGGCAGAGGCTGAACGAATAGAAGCAGAGCGTATAGCGGAAGAAGAAAGAGTCATTGCAGAAGCAGAAGCAGAGGCAGAGCGTATAGCAGCAGAAGAAGAAGCCATTGCAGAAGCAGTTGCCAAGGCCGAAGCACTTGCAGAAGAAGAAAGAATTGCTGCAGAAGAAGAGGCTAGAGCGCAAGCCGAAGAAGATGCCAAAGCGGAGGCAGAAAAGGCTGAGGCTGATAAAATAGCAGCAGAAGAAGCTGCTGAAAAAGCAGAAGAAGAAAGATTAGCAAAAATTGCTAAAGATGCCCAGGATGGAAAAGAACTATCTAAAGAAGAAGTTGCACTAGTCGTAACAGCATTAGTTGCTAACTTAAGTCCAGGTGAATCAATCTCAGCAGAAGAGGTGCAATCTTCTGGAGTTTCATATTCAGATCTTCCACCACAAACACCAATTGAAATTAGAACATCAGACTCTGGTGAAGTTCTTGTTATTACCGCAGAAGTGGCAGCAAATGTTGAATTAGTTCAAGATCCAGGAGCATTGCTAGAAGCAGTATTTACAGATCCAGGTGCAGCCCTTGCTGCTCTTGGAAGTATTGGAGCAGATATGACTGAAGGAGAAAGAGAAGAAGCAACAGATATGGTTATAGCAACAGTAGTAGCAGCAGGTGCAGCAATTAATGCAGCAGCAACTGCAGCAGGTGGAAGCACAGGAGGAGGAAATTCTGGTGGAGGTGGCGCATCAGGCTCCAATTCACCAGCTTCAAGAGGAGGTAGAAAATGGTAAGAATAGTAAAAAATATAATCAAAGACCTAATTGATCAGGCATGGACCCTTCTTGGAATGTTTATAGCCTGGGTGGTTTTAGATGGAAGTGCAAAAACAGTAGTTGGATATGGAATTATAGCAACTACAACACTTTGGATTATAACTAGTCCAATTAGAAATAGAGAGGAAGAATAAAAATGGCAACTAAAAAAATAGTAGAACCCCCAAAGAAAGAGCACCCACAGAAAGCAATCACAAATATCTTGATGAGAATTCTTGCGGTATTTGCAGCATCTGGTCTATCAGTTCTAGGAGCAGGAGCAGTAGTAGGAATTGATACTATGCAGGCTGTATTCTTAGCAGGACTATTAGGCGTAGCAACAGTCATTGAAAGACTGGCTAGAGCTTTTTTGGACGATGGAAAACTCACATTGGCAGAGATCAATGATGCGTTTAAGACGGTAGACAAAAAGGCTAATTAGTCATTATTTAGGGTAGTTGACAGCCCTCTCTGGGCAATGGTATACTTGAGTATAACCTATCTGGAGAGGGCTTTGTCATGACCTGCATTGCTGGAATAATGAAAGAAGGCAAAGTATATCTTGCTGGAGAACGAGGAGCCTCTGAAGGCACCTACATAGTACCTATTGATAAACCAAAAATATGGAAAACTGGTCCTTATATTTTTGGATTTGCTGGAACTTTTGATGGTCAAATTATTCAATATAACTTTATTCCACCTGCCTTAGAAGGAAATGTTGATAAATTTATGCATGGCAAGTTTTTAAAATCACTTAAAGAATTTTACTCTGAATGGGACATTGGTGGTAAAGACAGCGAGCTATCATTATTAATTGGAGTAAAAGGAAAGCTCTATGAACATGATGCAGATGGACTAACTCTGATGTCCTATGACAGAGATTATTGTGCAATAGGTTCAGGTGCAGATTTTGCTATGGGATCACTTTTTGCCACACAAACACATAAAGATCCAAAACGTCGCCTTACATTAGCATTAAATGCAGCAGTTGCCTTTAGCACTTCTTGTATTGGCCCAGTTGACATAATTCAAGGTTAGGGGTATACTTATATTATGGATGAAGAATTTCAAGAAATATTAAAAAATATTCAAGATTCAGAATCAGACTATAAAGAGTTTGAGATATGGATTGAAAATGGTATTGAACGTGGATGGATAACAGAACCATTTTGTAATACACATGATGGAGATCCATACATGAGTGAAGAAGAGTTAGAAGAGTGGGACCAAGGTGGCGACCCATGTCAGGTAGTAATTAGAATAAAGCTATAGTCTGATATAATATATATGTACTGCCTGCGGGGGTACATTAACTTATTCGCTTGAAAGGGGAATAAAATGGTAAGTGTAATAAAACATCCAATGGATCTATTAAATGATCCTTTTTTTATTGGCTTCAACAGAGAGTTGAATCGCCTAAATAGTGCACATAAAACAAACTCACAATCATATCCTCCATATGATCTTCTTAAACTAGATGAAGATAGATATCAGATCTCATTGGCTATTGCTGGATTTTCCAGGGAAGATATTGATGTATCAGTAGATAATAGAACTCTTATTATCAAGGGTGAGATTGTAGAAGTAATAGATGCAGAGGTAGTTCATAAAGGTATCGCAGGAAGAAAGTTCGTAAGATCTTTTGCTCTTGGAGAATACATGGAAGTAAGCTCTGCAGAACTAAAGGATGGCATGCTACATATTCACGTAGTACGCACTGTTCCTGAAGAAAAAAAACCAAAGACAATCAAAATCAAGTAGTACAATATAAATGTCCCCACACAGGACCTTAGTGATGGATTAGTTACCCATTGGATAGAGACCGTGGCGCAAGTCAGGTGAATTGCCTGTGTGGGGCTTTAATATTTGTTGATATAATTAAAGCCTATGACTAACAAAGAGTTGTTGAATCATAATAAACAGCAGTTTAAAAAAAGACTGTCAGAGATCAAAGAAGCATCTGGCTGTATGGACTGTGGAGTTACTAATCCAATAGTGTTAGACTTTGATCACCTGCATGACAAAAAATATAACGTATCTAGAATGATTCATGATGGATTTTCTTGGGCAGCAATTAAAAAAGAAATTGCAAAATGTGAAGTAGTATGTGCCAACTGTCATAGAATAAGAACTCATTATCGTTTGACACACAAAGCCTCCTAGTGCTATAATAGATATAAACCTATAGGAGGGTAGCATGGCAATTAAAGGATCAGTAGAGGCAATCATAGAGGTTGCAAAGAAAGAAGTGGGCACAATTGAAGGCCCTAAAGATAATGAAACAAAGTATGGTGCATGGATTAAGGTTAATTTTCAACCATGGTGCCAATCATTTGTTTCTTGGGCAGCATTTACTGCGGGAGTAAAATCATTCCCTAAGTCTGCATCAACAGTTGCAGCAGCAGATTGGTTTAAGAAGGCTGAGCGTTGGTCAGATGCTCGTAATGATGATCCACAAGCAGGAGATTGGATTTATTTTGATTTCCCAGATGATGGTGTAAATCGTATTTCACATGTTGGTATTTGTATTAAGAATAATGGTGACGGAACAATCCAAGTTATTGAAGGAAATACTTCAGGAACTGCAAAGGGAGATCAGAGAAACGGCGGAATGTGCGTTGAGAAGACTCGTGGATACGTCAAGAACAATAAGAAGAAGTTAGTAAATGCTGTTGTTGGTTGGGGTCGTCCAGTATATACTGGTGAAGAGAATGCTCCACTGCTAAATAAGTTGGCAGCAACACCAGTCACGTCTACATCTGCAGATTCTGCTAAAAAAGTTTCAACTAATCAAGGTATTAAAAAGTCTACTGGCGCCGTTAAGGGAAGTCAGGTTAAGTAAATGGATTCAACTAAAAGAACACTACTAAAAACAGCAAGTTGGGAAACCTTTCACCTTGTTGGAGTCGCTGGTGTCATTTATCTTTTTACTGGTGAGTGGGAGTATGCATCACTTGGTGCACTTCTATACATTGGTTGGGAAGCTCTTGGGTACTTTATACATGAAAGAGTTTGGGCTAAATTTGGACACAAGGTTAAGTAAAAATGGCCTTATATGAATATGATTGCATGCCATGTGCACAAAGATATACCAAACAAAGATCTATCAAAGAAGAAGATCCTGGTTATAAATGTGAAACTTGCAATACCACATTAGTTCGTGTATACTCTAATGTAGGAGCAGTATTCAACGGTAGTGGATTTTATTCCACTGATAACAGAAAGTAGACAACAATGACAACAGTAGCTTCAGAACAAATCTTAACAAACACTCCAAAGGAATGGATACTTGGACCACAAAATCGTTGTGATTCTTGTAATGCAGAAGCCTTAGTAAATGTTAAGGGGGTTTCTGGAGAACTGTTGTTTTGTGGTCATCACTATAATAAAATTATGAATGATAAAATTGGTTACGAAAAATTAATGGCATTTATGTATGAGGTCATTGATGAACGTGATAAATTAATTCAGAACAAGTTAAAGGATGAAGATTATGTATGAGTACTATGTTCGTAAAGTAGAGAATGTCGTAGATGGAGATACCATTGATGTTCTTATTGATTTAGGATTTGATATTTTATTTCAATCACGTGTTAGATTAGCTGGCATTGATACCCCTGAGTCTCGCACAAAGGATCTTAAAGAGAAGGCTTTGGGGCTTGAGTCTAAAGAATATCTAAAGAAGCATTTAAAGGACGCTAAGTCTGTTGTCATCAAGACTGAAAAAATGGATTCCTCTGAGAAGTATGGTCGCATTCTTGGCTGGGTATATATTAATGGTGACACAGAATCTCTTAATGATAAGATGATTAATGATGGATATGCTTGGGGATATATGGGAGATGCAAAGGTCAAAGATTTTGATGCTCTTGAAAAAGCAAGAAAGAAGTCTGGTAAATGATACACGTACTTTACTTCACCGCTGACTGGTGTAATCCTTGTCAACGCACTAGACCAATTACAGATGAGCTTAAGCGTGAAGGAATAATTGATTTTTTATATGTTGATGTAGATACAGAGATAGAGTTATCAGAAGAGTTTGGCATTAAATCTATACCAACCTACATATTAATTGAAGATGGCATAGAGGTTAAAAGAATGAATGGTGCAAAAACTCGTCAAGAATTCTTGGACTTCATGGATGTTTGATGATGATGCCATAAGTCAGATAATAGATGACTTAATTCTTGAGGGTGGCTTAGAGGTTGCAGGTATTGATCCTGATAGTGGAGAAATGTTATATTCTTTTACTCCAAAGGTTAAAGAACTAATGCCTGAACTATATGAAGATCACTTAAATTTTGTTAATGCTGAACTTATGGTCCTATGGGAAAAAGGGTATGTTAATATAGACTTCTTTAAAGAAGATCCATTAATCTCACTAACAAATAAGGCTAATGATCCAGACGAAGTAGCCAAGCTTTCAAAGCAGGAGAGATGGTCTCTTCAAGAGCTAAAAAGAGTCGTAAAGTCTCAAGAATTCTGATATAATCAGTATATGATAATTGAAGGTGACTTTGTTATGGGGTCTACATCTGAAGGAGTAGTCCACGGTATTGTTGAACACATAATGACAGAAGGTGGAGTTTACGGCACACCTGGAACAGAGTATGCAATTCAGTCTATGCCACCAGAGAACCCAGCAATGGCTGTTAGAATTTATAAAGAAGAGAATGGTACATGGGAACCAACAGCATACAGTATTGGAATGATGTACAAGGATGCTACAAAAGTAGAAATGGAAAACCACACAATGGACTCAGAAATAGGAATGGCAATGTTTGATGCTCAGATGGGCAAAGCAGAATGTTGCCCAGAAGATATTTCTAAGCAAGCACCTTGTTGGGATGGTTATGTACAGCGTGGTATGAAGCCTGGAGATAATGGGAAGCCAGTTCCTAACTGTGTACCTGCTGCAAAGGCAGATGATCTATTTGAAGATGATGACACAGTTGAATATGATACAGATACAGTGTCAAAAGCTGATGGCTACTCACCACCAGCAGGAGCAAGATCTGCTGCTCGTAGAGCAATTAAATTTAAGGAAGATGGTAAGGCAACTGGTGCAGGAACTGCAGTTGGTTGGACTCGTGCAGGTCAGTTAGCAAGAGGAGAAACTATTTCTCTTAGCACTGTTAAGAGAATGTACTCCTACTTCTCACGCCATGAAGTAGATAAGAAGGGTAAGGACTGGGGCAACTCAGCAAACCCATCTAACGGATACATCATGTGGCTTGCATGGGGTGGAGATGCAGGATATTCTTGGTCACGAGGTATTGCTAATCGTGAAAGAGATAAGGCATTGTTTGCTGACTTTGGTAAAGACTACACAACATCTCAGTCATTGACTCATATATTTAAGCCAAAAGAAAATGGTAATCAATAATGCCAAAAAAGAAGGCTGGATCATTTAATGCAACACAAATTAAAGATGGAAAGGTTGTTCGTTTAAATAAAAACGGTACAATTAAATCTATTATTAGTGACTATACTGTAAAACATCCTAAGAAAGATTAATCTATTTAACGGGGAGAGCATGACATATATATTAGCCATTGGCTTGACATTGCTTTCTATATCCTCTATAATTATAATAGCAGTAAAAAGAAGTAAAAAGTATTTTACTAAAGTTGTATATACACAAAGTGATATACATCAAATAGTAAAAAACTTTATTCCAAAAGATCTTTTTGAAATGCCAAAACCGCTTTCTCAAGCAAGAAAGCATATACGTAGTAATACAGTAAAGGTTTTGATAATAGAAGATCAGGCATATTGGGTACATAACAATATGTTTTATGTGGCTGATACAGTTGAAGGACTAGTAAGTCCAGAAACAGTCAGGCCAGTTGATACAAACAATATGTCAAAGCGAGATATTGATAAGATGCTATTCATTTTGGATAGCTTAAAGAATGGGAATTCTGATGATAGTAGCAGTACATGGAACAAATGACTTTGATGATTACCAAGTCTTTCTTCGTGCTATGGGTGTTGCTCTTTCTGGAATGCAAGACGGAGAAAAAGAGTTTATAGTTTATTCAGCAGGTCCAGCATCTGTTAATTCTTTCGTATCTGAATTCTGTAACCTTTCTGAAAGAGGGATGAAATCTCGTGGCCGTAAGATTAAATTTATTCAGGTACCTACATGGTACATTGAAGAAAACATTAATAGTGTAAATTATCTTGTATTTCTTAGCAAGCCTAAGCAGCCTGTATCAAAACTTGTTACAACTGCTGAACAAAATAATATTGAAGTTGGAATTTTCCGATACTAAAGGGGTAAAAATGATAGTAAATAATTTAGAAACAATGGAAAAGATTGTGTCAAAGAACTACAATCTTCATTGGGATGGTTGGACAGTAGTAGAAACAAAACAGTCTGATATGGCAAAGACTGCAATTAATGGAATTTATCGTAAAGGTAAGTGGTTCTTAGCAAAGAATTTTGTACCTGATCGTAAAGGCTGGGATATTCCAAACAGATATAAGGTATAAATATGAAGCAACACTTATGGAAAGATGAGGGTGCTTGCTTTGATATGGACACAAATTTATTTTTTGATAAATATGAAGACGATGAATTGATTAGACCAATAATAGATAATCTTTGTCAATCATGTCCAGTTCAAAGAATATGTTTTGCCAATGGTGTATCTGGTAAAGAGTGGGGAATTTGGGGCGGTATTTACCTAGAAAATGGTGAAATATCTAGAGAATTTAGTAAGCATAGAACAAAAGAAAAGTGGGGTGAAGTATGGAAATCTCTAACAATGGAGAAGAATTAACAAGTTTTGAAGCAATGTCTTCTATACTTGGTGAGCTTTGGATGGACTATAAGTCTGACAAATACTTTAAAGACTTTATTGAGTATAATGATATTGGATTACCAATTGCATTTTTAGTTGATAATGAACTTGTAGAGCCAACACAATTAGCTAAGCAATATGTTTATGAAACTTGGAATATATTTTTAGCAGCATTAGAAATCACAGAAGATCTTGGCTGGGAATCTCTTGAAGAGCTTTTTCATTTTGTAGAAAATAAAAATAAATCCTAATGTATACAGATACTATGCGTAGAGCAGTTCGTTCTATTCTTTCTCCTAAAAATTTTGGAGTAGAGATTATTGATAATGAACATTTTTTAACTATTAAATTAAACGAATATGATTTTATTACAATGAATCATGATGAAAAAATGCAAGCATTGCAGTATGTTGTACAACTTAAAAATGCATTAGAGATGGAAGGTGCTATAGTGTTAGTTACAAGGGAGCCTATAAAATAATGACAACCATAGAAATAGTCTTAAGTACACTATCTGTATTTTTGTTTATTATATCTGTTAGATTAACTTTCAGAGTATATAATCTAATAAATAGAATAGGTATATTGTCTGTGGCTTATGCTAAAATTGAAGCATTAACTTCTTTAAAAGACAATAATGATATGGATAATGATATTCATAAAGAGAACTTTATTAAATTCTTATCAGATTCTCGTGATTGGGCATATCAATATATCAAAGATGTTCAAGACGGTTTAGAAAAGTTTGTAAACGAAGTTGAGCCAGAGATTGCATATTTTGATGAGTACGGACTTGTTGGTGATGCATACCCACATTATCACTCAATGAAAAAAATATCATCAGAGTATAAAGAATTAAAGAAGTTGCTACCAAGTGAGGAAACAAAATGAAAGATATTTTATTATCAACATTAACAGGTTTTGGATGTGGTGTCGTGTTTGCTGCATTCAAATTACCAGTCCCAGCTCCACCAGTTTTTGCGGGAGTCGCAGGAATTATTGGACTATGGATTGGTTTCACAATACTAACACGAATTATATCCTAGGAGGAAAAATGAATACAACACAACTAAAGGCACTACTTGCATCATATGGACGATCAGTTCTTGCTTCAGGTCTTGCCCTATATATGGCAGGCGTTACAGATCCAAAGGATCTATGGACAGCACTCGTTGCTGCACTAGCACCAGTTGCAATTAGAGCAATCAACCCTAGCGACAAGGCTTTTGGTATCTTGCCAGATGCTAGCGCCGTAGAAGAGGCTCTGAAGGCTGCTAAGGCACCTGTAAAGGCACCTGTAAAGAAGACTGCTAACCCAAAGGTTACAACAAAAGCAGATAAGAAAGCTCCAAAGTAATTAATAAAAAATAGAGGGGCCAGTCTAGAAATAGGCTGGCCCTTTTACTGCTATAATTAAAACATATGTCAAAAACAGCTCTCATAATGTGTACTTATATAAGGTTTGAAAACCTTAAAATTACTTTAGGATGCCTACAAAGGCAAACTAATCAAGACTTTGATTTTTATATAGTTGATAATTCTAATAGACATGATAAACTATTAGGGTATATTAAAAAATTTGGCAAAGGAATTGATGTAACTGTACATAACTACCAGAATGACTTTAAGCAATTTGCTAGGTTCTTGTTAGCAAGAGAACTGGCTGAACAAGGATATGAAAAGATAATCTTTATTGATGATGATGAGATTATTCCAGATACTTTTATACAAGAGTGTCATGATCAGTATGAAGAAAATTCTGTTAAAACATTTTGGGCTCATTTTGTAGATAGTATATACAATAAAAAAATAAAATTAGAACATAACGAAATAGGAAACTATGCAGGAACAGGTGGTTTGATATGTCACTCAAGTTTATTTCTTAATGATGATTTTTTTGATTGCCCAGAGGATTACTGGATTATTGATGATCTTTGGTTATCTTTTTATATATTAAAACATACAAACCTTAAGATTAAAGAGCTTAAAACAAACATACATTTTATAAAAGACAACAAAGCAACATTTATGACTCTTGGTAACTTAAAGCAAAAATTTTCTGAAGAATTTATTATTCCAGTATCTAAGTCTTTAGGGCTAAAGATTTAATAAGTCTTGATATTTTTGATATAAAACTTCATTAGAAAAATTATTAAATCCTATATCAAAAGCCTTAGATTTAGCGGTAGAGATATCACTATCATAGTAATGATCAATTAAACTAGCAAGCATCTTAGCATCACCCTCATATACATCAAGCATTGTACGAGTCATTAGCCTATCAGTCTTTACAGAATCTACAAGCCATTCTTTTGGAAGTATACTGTTGTTGGGAGATACATTGGTCATAAAAACTGGTAGAGAGGCCAATAGAGCTTCGTTCATAGGCAAACACAACCCTGCATATCTTCTAGGCAAGATCATAGCGTCATAGCCCTCATATAGGCTTTCTCGTGAGTCTGGACTAGAGGTATCAATAGTCAGTCTTGGATCATCGCAGGGTATGTCCAAAGGTGTCTGACTCTTAATAACAAGTTCATAATCAGCATTAGAATACTTAAGCATTTCAACTACTGTATTTGTACCATTTCTGTCCTTTACCGCAGCCTTTCCACCAATATGGAGTATTTTTTTATGTGTCTTAGATGTGTTAATCTTATTTGCATTAGCAAACAATTCTACTCTTGTTGGAGGTGGAAGATGAACAACCATTGATCTATCGCTAAATTTTGTTACAACATCTTCAAAGTTCCAGAGACTAGGGGAAACTAAAATATCTGGTAGTTCAACATCTGGGTTTACTAAATAATCTAAAAACTCATAGTTATATTGAAGAATAGTTTTAACTTTTCTTTTCTTAGCCATATTGACAAAAGAGCTATGATAAAAGATTTCACAACTAATTACTACATCTAAATCATCTAAGAATTCATATACTTCTTCTCTAGAAGCCATGCCACGCTTAGTAGTTGTAACATTATATCCTGAGTACCATTCTGGATGTTGTTTATTTCCATTGAAGTGTGATGAATCAATAAGAAGGATCTTACTAGGATTAAGCATCTTAACTAATTCCATAGTTTGATTACCTAAACCAGTGTTATCAGATCTTGCAATGATTCCTAATCTCATAAGTCCATCTCTCTATAGAGTTGTCTTAATCCTTTTAGTGTTCCAATATCCATATATTTACCTCCAGGCTTTACTGCCATTATATTTCTACCGTCTAATATCCAGTCCTTGATTTGTTTTCCAGGATGCTCTAGTGTTGGATCTAAATATCTAATCATGTTTTTTCTAAACATCATGGTGCCCCACATGTCTGGATAATCACAATCTTCTACTTTATCTTCAGAGCCAATTACTTTATCTCCAGAAACTAAAACCTGTCCAACACGACCTTTTATATCATTACTACACTCCCAAACACCTAGAACTAAATCAGCATTTGTTTCTTTCATCATTGCTTTATAAATATTTACTGGTGAATTCAAGATATAAGTATCTGGCATACCAACAAGAACGGTATCATTTTGCTCACCAACCATAAATTTTACGGCATCTGACATTGTTGACGGTTCACGAACAATTAACTTAACATTCATATCCATGTTTTGTATAATAGGAACCCATTCAGCCCTAGTTGATATACGAACTTCATCACATACTTCTAACATTTGTTCTACATGCCATTGAAGCAAGGATCTTTCATCAGATATAGGCAAACAAAATTTTGGTATACCGCCAATTCTAGATGCTTTTCCAGATGCTGGTAAAATTCCTATTGTTTGCATTAGATTAAACCATAGTTTTTCTTTAGAGTTTCTATACTATTTACTGGCCAATAATCTAAAGATTTTGTAGGATCATTGAATGGATGCTTATATTCGCCCCATCCTTCTCTTGTTCTATCCCCGCCCCACTTAGCCTTAAAGTAATCATGAAGAGGTTCAATATTAATTCTTAGTCCGTCTATTGTTGCACCGCCGTCTATTTGACATGCTACATCAACTTCTGCAGCAGGGGCGTTTATTCTCATTACATAACTTACAGGTGTGTTAGAATGTACAAACTGACTACGCCAAAAAACTTCAACATCTGAATTAGGAGTACTCATAACTTGTTCTTCAAGTATTCTGCACCTTTGATCCCAATCACAATCATCAAAATTATAAGGATAAAAGTTTTCATCAAAATATCCAATTGCTGCAACCAGCTTTCTGTTTATTCCAGCCAAATGCCATCCATGCTGTGTCCTAAACATTAAACCATTAAAGCCATTAAGCATATCAACTATATGAGAAAAAGGTTTATTAAATAACATTGAGGATGAAACAAAAAAGGTCCAGTCATGGTTCTTTTTTAATCCTATGTTCCATGCTCTTGCCAAACCAATATTTTCTGATTGATACTCTACCTGAAAGCCATATTTCTTTTCAAATACTTCACACTCTCTATTACCGCTATTATCTATAAGCAAAACATTTTTATCTCGTATAGACTCCATGCAGTTGTATATTCTTTCTGTTACTCTATAAATAGGTATACAAATTAAATAATCAATTTCAGTATCTGTTTGCATAAACGTATCCTCCTCTTTCAGGACTACCTAAAATGTCAATACCAAATTGCTTTGCAAGTTTTTCAATCATTTTACCAAACTTTCCATCAAAAGACTTATCAAATTCAAGAACTAATGTATTAATCTTTGCTAAAGTTTCTGCGGGAGTATTTATAATCAGATCAAACTCCGCACCTTCTATATCAATCTTCATAACATCAACTTCCTTAATGTTATAAATTGAGAATAATTTATCTAGTGTTATTGCTAAAACCTCTGACTTGTCTTCTTCTAGGTCTACAATGCTGCTATTTCCACCACGATTACTAATTGAAACCACTGCTTCTTCATGCCAGATAGCGTTATTAACTACAATAATATTTTCAGTAGGATTATTTTGTATATTTTTATTAAGCAAGTCTAGGTTGTTTGGCTCTGGCTCTACAGCATATACTTTAATTTTTTTATCGTCATCTCTGGTTTTATTAAAATTGTCTACGAACATGCTAACTGCACCAATATTTGCACCAACATCAACAAAAACACTCTCACCATGGAACTGTCCTTGATGTATTCTGTAAACATTTTCTATCCATGTTTCATTAATTACTTTAAAATCAAGATTGTGATCATAACTAGGATCTTCAATGCTCTCTCTTATTTCAAAACTATAGTTTTCATGATTTAGTATAGAGGTCATATGCCTAGATCCTCTAGTATTTGCTGCCACCTATGCTTATATGTATAGTTTTCTTTAACTAATTTATGTCCTGCCAACCTAATCTTTTCACGTTCATCATCATGCTTAATATAGTAATCAATTAACTCTTTAAGCTGTTCAAAATTATTGTATTCATAAAACACAACATGTTCTTTATCCTTAAACTCATTCTCTAATCCTTTAATATATGGATGAATTAAAAATCCACCACGACCTAATGTTTCATATATTCTATCTGACCAGTAATCAGGGTATTTAAAATCAATGCACAAAGTATCACCAACAACTACTTTTGTAGACCAGTAAAGCTTGTTAAGGTGCATACCCCTTACTGATTTAACTCCACCACTACCGTATTGTTCAAACCTATTTCCATAAGATCTATCTAGCCAATCAATCAATTTTGGACGGTATGTCCATTCATCATGATACTTTCTACTACCAACAAATATAACATCATGCTTTTTGGTAACATCTTGAACAATACACTCAGGACCAAATACACCAGCAGGCAAGTAGTGTCCTTTAACTTTAGTATTTTCGTTAAACCATTCAGCCATTTTCTTATCAACAGTAAAAAAATGATCAATCATTTTGTATACAGGAAATGATTCAAGGTCTTTTTCTCTTTTAAGCCCAAACCAAAGGTCAAGGTGATAGGTCATGCTTGGAATAGATAAAGTTTTTAATGTTTCAAGAACCTTTTCCATTGTTATCTTGCCTTGTGTTTCCCAGCCGTGTGTATGTATCCAAATAAACAGATCGCTATTTACGCATGCAGCTAAAATATCTTCTGATCTAGCCTCAGACTCTTGCATTCTTATTACATTATGTCCAAGTTCCTCTAAAGATTTTGCATGGTGAGATTCGCTTGTGTAGTCAACACGAAAGTTACCCAAAAAAACTATATTTGACAACGATTCCCCCATTTTATTATAAAACAATTGTATCATGCTTTGTACCCCTGGCAGGAATTGAACCTGCGACACCAGGCTTAGAAGTCCTGTGTTCTATCCACTGAACTACAGAGGTTTGGAGCGAAAGACGAGATTTGAACTCGCAACATTCACGTTGGCAACGTGACACTCTACCATTGAGTTACTTCCGCATTGCTGGTCTGACAGGCTACGATCCTGTGACATCCGAATTAACAGTTCGGCGCTCTACCAACTGAGCTACAGACCATTAGTGCACCAGGTAGGACTTGAACCTACGACGACCAAATTATGAGTTTGGGGCTCTAACCAACTGAGCTACTGGAGCTAATACCACTATTCTTTATCTTGTTTGATACCAATAGTCATTACAAGATATGATAGTCCATACCCTGAAAAAAATGCTATTAATCCAAATACAAGTGCTTCTGCTGTATTCATTTATTTTCCTTTTCTAATTCTTCTTCATCTCTGCGCCAATGCAGAAAAGATTTAATATATACTGCTGCATATGCAATTGCTGAAAATATAAATCCATATTGTTTTGTTATTAGTGCATATGTAATCCATAAAACTTCATTTGCACAGAGAATAAGCCATCCCCAGATAGTCTTGCGACCTACAAAATAAATTCCTGCTACGCCTATTACAGCCAAAATCCATGACCACATTTATGCACCAATGGTTGGCATTATTTTATCACATGGGCACATGATAGATTCAGCTAAATCACCCTTAGCTTCAATAGTAATCTTTGTCCCGCACTCTGCATCTTCACATACATATATACGCTTATTCATTATTTTCTCTTACCTTTTCGTTTTGTCCTCTTGCTATTGCTGCACACACTTTAAATGCAGCCTTAGTTCTACGACTTTTCATAAAGCCTAAACCGTCCCATACTGGTACAGTAGCCTCAATATCAAGAGCAATCTGCTCTCTAATCTCTTTAACAGTTGTAATGATAAGATCCATTACATAAGCTTTTTGTTCATCATCTAAGTCTTTAGTCCATCCATTTGTTTCCATATGTTAATCATACCAGAAACTCAGCGGTATTGCAAGTGTGGTATGATTATATTATGTATGAATGCGATCACTGGTTAATACCAATAGTATACGGATATATGTATGGGGAAGTCATTGATAAGGTAGATAACAATGAGGTTGTTTATGGTGGTACTAGAAAAATTGCAGGCTCAGCTGACTGGTTTTGTAATAGATGCTTGGAAGATATTGATCTTTAATTATTGTCTATGCCTTTTCTTATTCCCAAACTTAGACTTAACTTCAGCCTTAGCCTGATTAACGATAGCGTTCGTAATTTCTTCAATGTTAAACTCTTGATCAAATTGTTTTTCAGTATCCATTTAGGCACTCATTTCTCGTATGGTATAGTCTAATTTTTGTCATAATTTTGCGGGATGGAGCAGACATATCTTCTTTACAAGTTAAACATCTATAAGACCATTCACCAGTAAAGAAATCATGTATGTATCCTTTGGCATTGGCATACTTCTTGGATACAAAGGTTTGAAAAGGATCTGGGATTTCTAGGTTAATCATAGTTTTCTTACAAGATCAGCAGCCATTTTAAGACCCTTAACCACACCATCATGATAGTCTTGATTCTTAATTATTCTAGCCCTATCCCATACATCATAAGACTCTTGATCTAGTCTATCTGCTATTTCTATTTTTAACATCATTTCATCTAAGCTCATCTTGATCCCATTTCTCTGTATTAATTGTATAGTATGTTCCCCATTTTTCATACGGTTTATTAAGATACTTCCACATTTTTGCATGGTACTTATAAGCCAAACCATTCTTGCCATCTTCATCATAATCAAAACATTTAACTAAATGATTACCAGCATATCCTCCAAGAAAGTTGCCAAGCCATCTAAGAGGAAGTATCCTTGTTCTGTTTATCTTCTGTGACATTCTGAGGAACCCATCTGAGTTTTCCATCTTTATACTCTCTTTCATATCCTAAAGCTTTCCAGTCCATCTGTATAATACGTGGTTCTTTCATATATTAATTGTACTATACTTGTATCAATAAGTCAAGATATTGATTTAACTATCTCTTACCTTTAGTTTTTACCCAAGTGCCTATCTTATTAGTCTTTACTTTTTTTCTTAATATTTCTGCAAAGTCTGTTCTAATTTCAGAACCAAGATATTCTTCACCAGTCTCCATGTCAATTAATTTCCATTTTTCTGGACATTTTGTATGTATAATAAGATCAACTGGTCTTTCAAATGAATCTGCTTCTGACCCATCCTTAAGTATTCTTTTATTCACTCTACAGAGTATCCCACTTAAAATATTGTCTATATTGTTCTAATGAAATGACATTTGGATCTACCCACCAGTCTTCATGAATCTCTCTAACAACCAATGAGTAACCAAGTGAATCAAGGATCTCTCTTTGCATATCTCTAATTGATGTATTCTTCCAATACATATTTGCATCATGCTCAAAGGTTATAACTGAAAATCTATATTTGTTTAATGGAACAGAGATAAGCCCATGCAGGCTAGTATAAGCACTACCAACTGGTCTTCCTTTTTGATCATATCCAGCATCAATATCTACTTGAAGGTAATCAATTTGATTTGGAAAATTATTTTCCTCAAAATAGTTTATATAATTAAACTTAGTTGCATCGCCCAATATACAGGGATTCTTTCTATTTTCTGAAACTTCAGCATGTAGCTCTGGAACAATTTCAAAAGAAACACCAGACCAATCAAACTCATTCTCAAGTCTATAGGTATTGCTACCATTTTTTGAGTGAGCAGCCCCAAGCTCAACATAGTGACCATTCTTTTTATTTTTAAGTACGTTTAGTACAAACTCTTCTTGAGCACTCTTGTCATTCCATGTTTGTTCCATATATTAAACAACCCCTTTTGTTGAGGGACTTAAGAAGAAAGTCCGATTACTAAATGTTTTTGACAGACATCTGCAACTATGTAGTCAGAATGATTGACTACAACGTCTAGGTGAGTAGCCTCTGACTCGCAAAAAAAGCATTCTGTTTTATTCATATATACATCATACCATAAACTAATATTTAATATTTAATAATATTAAATTATGCGATTGGATTAATTAAAGACTTTTTGCCTGCAATAAGTTCTTCAATAAGCGCACATACTACGGCATACTCTTCTTCAAAGATTTTCATAGATCTGCCAGGACCAACATCAATAACTTTTCCTGCAGCAGCAGCTGCCTCTTTAACGCCTTTTTCTGAATCATAGTTTAATACTGTACATTGGAAATGCTTAGTAATATACCCATCTCTATCAATTAAATACTTTTCAAAGTTCCCACCTTGTTCAGAACCACCAGTTGGTAGGTTCAACCAGTATGAGTAGTACTCTTTTTTGTTCTCAATTCCTAGTTCTTTTTCTTTATTCCCAATTGCAACTGCCTGTTCTGCAACTTGCTGATACAACTCATGAGGAGTTTTTCTTGGCTGCCCTAACCCATTTACTGTAGCGTCACCATTATGTGGGTTTAGTTCATTGACAGAGAGGTTTGGGTTTGATGCCACCATCTCTGAATATTGAAATGTAGTTCCATAAACATCTTTACCGTACTCTTTTGAATCTAAACCGCAAGTAATACCCTCGGACCACTTACCGTGAGTAATTCCAGGACCGCAGTAGTCATTAGTAGGGATAGCAATAACCTGGAAGTCATCTCCACTGTACTTATCTTGAAGCCACTGTAGAACTTCCATCTGGTTTGCGTTACCGCAACCTACAGTAGTGTTTACTAGTAGACCAACCTTGCCTTTAAATTGATCTAAAAAGTTAGGGACTAGATCAGCCGAAAGCAGCGGGATATCATAAATAGGTTTCATGCTCTTATTATACACTGTTTTTAAGTTCGGCGCAATATAGAGGTATCAAACCACTTCATGCTCCAAAGGAGCACTATTGGTTAGCATCCACATCTTTGTCCCATATTATTAAACACTTTGTACAGGTAATACCTGCATCCCTCATATACCAAGTATGCTTACACATGGTTGCTAGCCTTTTGTAGGTTACATACTGCATGTGCTGGTCTAACGTTGTCTAAGGTATCGCTACCGCCTTTAGAAATGGGTATAAGGTGATCAACATGAAAGCCTGATTCCCACCCCTGGTTGCCACATTTTCGGGGAGCTAAAAAGTCTATCTCTAAACCACATAAATAACAATTACCCCCATATGTAGCAATAACCTGTAACTCATTATAAGGTTTGGAAGAAGATGCTCTACGTCGTCTATTCTTTTCTCTTTCTCGCTCTCTTACCTTATCTATATTCCTGGCTCTAGAATTGGCCTGTATTTGTGCTCCATTTTTTTGATATCTTATTTTAGAGTATTGCCTATTAGCAACTAAACACTCAAGACAAGGTTTAGTCTTTTGGTTATGATGCTTGCGATATCCAGCATAGGTTCCGCAATTAGTCATTCCTATATTTCCAATTTAGCAGGGTATATATGAATTCACCGTACCACTTATGAGAACAACGCTTAATGCCATTCATACCATAATGATCCATCATAAATAAAGTTAGCTTTGTTTTGCTCTTGGTTCTAATGAACTTACCACAATCAATACATACCTCAAAAATGTGCATAGGAAGTGGCTTATCGTAATCTACTTTCACGTTAACTCCTTTTCAATAGCCCTAATGGTTGGACAAGGATATGACCATTCATCGCATTCCATACAATTTGTTCCCCATGAACCGTCAGGTAAAGTTATTTCCTGTGGCTTATGTAATTCTAGGACAGAACGTATAACTATATATGGATGGTTTAGGGTTCTACTGTTCATATAGGTTTGGCTCTTTGTAGCCTCTAATAATTCATCATGTGTCATTTAGTACACCAGATCCTTCCATCACTCATGGCTTGATGAGTCTCCCAGAATAGGGGATCTTTATAACTCATCTCACATTTTTGACATTCGTTTTTCTTCATAAAACAAGCATACCCTATTTTGGAGGGGAAGTCAAATAAGGTATAGCAATCCTATATCAATCAATATAAACAGTGATTGTTTGGATTTTTTGTTTTGCTGTTACTGTCTCTACATCCATCCACACTGTAATGGTGTTGATTTTTTGCTTAGACACTATGGTTTTCATTATGAACCAGATACCTGTTCTTCTACAGTTATGGTTCCTGTAACTACTGTATAGATTTCTACTGGACTTTTGGTGGGATCTGTAATTTGAACATCATATACATATTCACCTACAGATAAGCCAGTTGTTGGATTAATTTTACATATTAATAAACCAGTGGCAACGGCTGTAGAGGCAGATTGGTTAACAACAGATGTACCAGCTGGGCTTACTGCTATTGAAGTCACGTTAACTGCGACAGGCTTTGCATAGCTAAATGTATTTGAAGTGACTGCTGTAATTGTATGGGTGCCATTGAATGTAGAATCCACACCAGTTACAACTACAGTTTCACCAACAAGATAGGGGTGAGTTGCTGTTGTTGTAAGCGTTGCAACCTCAGATACAATAGCTTTATTGTTGATTGAGAATGTCTTATCATCAATACGTGTGCTAGGGATATTAGAAGCTGTCTTAGCATATGTGAAAGTAGTAGGAGTTGGAATAGAGGTAATTGTGTATGTTCCATTGAGTATGGCATCTACATTTGCAACAACTACAGAGTCACCAATCAAGAAAGAGTGAGCCGAAGATGTAGTAAGCGTTGCTACGTTATCTGTAAGAACCTTATTAACTAACTTACTGCTTAAGCTATCTGAAGCAACAACCCCAGAAAGTTTAGATCCAGATGCTCCTCTTTTATCAGCAATTGTATATAAATAGGTCATTGAGGTTGTAAGAAAATTTGTGTTATCTAGTTTGTCTACATCAATTTTAAACTGATGAGTATCACCCTTATAATAATTAAAATTGTGTACTACTGGAAATACCATTGTTGCTCCTTCTTTTTATCAATTATAGCATTGTTTAAATTTTAAACGGTATATCAAGAAAGACCCCATTACCCCTATAGTAAATACACTATATCCCAATATGCCCATGTGCCAGATAGCCTAAGAGCGTGTACCGTTTTTTATCCAGACATACGTATTTGCTGGAGATAGGCCATATAGTTTAAGAATAGGAATAGGCCTAGCATAGCGATCAGAAAAGGTTTCATATATCAAGTATAGCATGATGGTTTGATAGTTATCCACATGGTTTGTGCATAAAATATCATAGTTATCCACAGGTTATCCACAAGTAGATCTTACTGATATTTTTTAGATATGGTTTGGGTGGAGGAAAGTGGAGGATAGTGGGTTATTGGGCGCTTATACAGATGGCATCGTAATGTCCACGGCTTTAAAACCTCCTATCATAAAACCTTTACTTTGTCAAACCTCACCTTTCTGGCATGGAGTATATCATCCAAACCTCTATTTGTCAAACCTTTATAGCCTATAAAACCCTATACAAAACCAGCCGAAATGTCCAATAATATAATAGAAAGGTTTGATAATATTTAAAAAGATATCCAAAACCAGGAGAAAAGGTTTGTTATTCTATAGGGAGTAAAGAGTATGGGGTTTGTCTTATATCCCCCGTCAAAAACGGGGACGCTAAAGCGTTGATCGTAATGTCTGATAGGATTATTAGCGCCTTCTGGCACGGGACTTAAAGAGATATAAGAACTATACCTATAGTAACCAATAGAGTAACAAACCCTATAGCTATAAATATAAACAAATCATAGTCTGGTTTGATATCATGTGGATCTTCATGAGAGTGGGTATGCTGAGAAAAACCATCATTAATAAAATATGGTCCACCGTGTTTTGAAAAATGATTTCTACCCATAAAACCATTATAACATGGTTTGACAATGATGGTTTGATATGGTATAAGCTATGAATCTGGAAAAATATTTAAAGCTTCGTAATGTCCATGAATCTGGAAAAAATTTTGAATGCTCGTAATGTCTGAAAATGGGAAAAATTTGGACATATCGTAATAAGGTTTGAAGGTTTGGCTATATGACTCGGCCCCCAAAGGGGCCATTTGTCAAATCAAGGTTTTTCTAATACAAGAATTTCTTCTAGATTATCAAACCCTGTATCCTCAACATAAAAGGCTTTTAGTAATGCATCAAATGTTGTGTCAATACATTCTTTGGCTAATGGTGTTGATTCTACCATACCATTAAAAAGAATGTGTGCTAATGGAAAGCCAACATCATACATCTCAAACATGTATTCAAACTTTTCTTCCTCGCTATAGTTAGTCCATAGGTCGTTAAGTATTTCAATTCTTTTAGAATAGTCTGTATTGGTAGTGTTCATACTGTTGTTCCTTTTCTGCTTGGGCTGAGTCAGCGATTACGATTAAACGATTGTAAATTACATTAGGTGATAATTGTACCAAATACTTGCCTACCATGTCAAGGTCTAACCTTAAGTCTGATAGAACATTAGATAGTTGAATTGCTACCTTTTCTTCCTTTGTTACCAGTTTTCGTCTCATAGTTCTCCCTCACTCTATTGTATCAAAAATAAGGGGGGAGCGCAACCCACCACAAATCGCACTCCCCCGTTGCAGCGTTTATTTATACCACTGCGTGCTCAGGTAAATATGCTTGGATAAACTTATCCCATTTGACAGTAACATTATCAGTAACTGTCTTATTAACAAAATCAATGATTACGGTCTGTTCTCCTAAATCATAGTTAGTACCATTAATGGCATAAATTCCAAATCCTGTTTCATCTAAAATATTATGTTGCATTAAATAACTAATTATCATCCTGGTTCCATATGCAGCGTCATTCCAACGTGGCTTGGCATGCTCCAGCGCTTGTGCAATGTCAGTCTCCCATCCATCCTGGCCCCAGTGACTGTATAGGACAACAGATACAGAGGGCTCTCCTACCGCAGGCTCTGAGTCCTTAAAGACATAATTTATTCTTGCTCCCATGATGTTTCCTTTTCTGTAGTAGTTTTTTCAATTGTACCAAAATCTAGGGGCAGTGTCAATTGTTCCCACATTATTCGTCATCCTCTTCTGACTCCTTAAAGTCATCCCTGCAGGAGGTACACCACTTACCCTCAAGATCCTCTTTAGGGTTGGATTCACAGTTCTCACACTCAGTACCGTCTAGTTCAGTCTCTGCCTGTACCCTGACCCATTCGCAGGTCTCACCTTCGTACACGTCAGCGGTTAGCGTGCTAATGGCCTCATACCATTTCTCGTCAACAGCCAGTTCAATTAAATAGGTAGTCTTCATTTCTTCTCCTCATAGGCCTTTTGGTGTGCCTCACACATGTCATTGCTCCAGCCACAGTGTGGGCATGGATAGTCTGCACAGTCGTCACAGTCAATGATTTGGCTATCCTCATAGGTACCGTCACAATCATTGCATTGGTTGTCATACATTGACTCACTAATTATCTTACCACGCAAGAGTTCACACTCTCCACCCCAGCCAGTCTCTTCTTCGTATGACAAAGTAAATAATAAATCAGGGTACTGTTCAGAAAGATTAAGTAGAGCAGGCATTGGACGAGACCATGCAGTCTCAAAGTTATAGTGAACAACATGGTTCTCACCATTGACTGTATCTTCTACAGTTGTATTAGGATAAGTATCATTAGATGAGACAGCCACATCCCACTTAGTTCCCCAGTTGCGAACATTCCAGTTATACCAATCATCACCCTCAAAGGTAATTGGTAGTTCTGGTGTATGTGTAGGCTGACTGTCATAAGCATCTAGATTAGTAGGCTTAACAATGTTCCAGAATGCAAAGACAGGGTTTGGATACGTTACCTGTTGTTTTTCCATTTGGTGTGTTTCAGTGCTCCAGTTATCATGAACACGAACGAATGGTTGATTAAGTTGGTCCATCATTTTCTTGACAGACTCTGGATTGCCTTCTACAGTTAATCCGTTAAATACCCAGTTTGGCATGGTGGTTCTCCTTTATTTGTTGGCGGTCTATACTTAAATTATACGTCAAACAGTATAGGTCTGTCAAGCAGTCTTGGTACCCCTCTGCCCACTGTTTATCTTCAAACTCTTTGTCCTGCATTTCATTCATCATATTCTTTAGCTCGCCGTGCATAATATCAATTAGAGGAATGCTAAGATCTTCCATAGCACGCTCTAAGTGCTTGGGTAGGAATGGATACTTATCGCTCATCTATATACTCCAATAGGTGATTGCAGGTAGCAATGGCTCCCTCGTAATAGGCGTCTGATTCATAGTACTCATCATCACTGATAGGAATATCATTGTTAGCGTCTTCAACATCTTGCTCCAAAGAAATTCTGTGAATATTTATGTACTCTCTTAATGTATTTAGGTCCATATATTAAGTATAAGGGTTGCTGTTGATTTTGACAAGTTTTGGTGGTGTGATCTTCGTCACAGGCTCTAGGCTAGGTCCATTAGCATCATATTCTCCTAATAGGATAACTATTCCTAATCCCCCGCAAATGCAGGCGGGATCTAAAACCTTATCTGCACAAGCAGTAATCTCAATAAGAGCATCACAGTCAGTACATAGATAATCATACTTAGTCCACTTCCACATAATCAGTCCTTACATATATCGCATAGGGATTCAATACAACAAATAGATTCAACTGAGCACCAATCGCACCAGTCTTTATTAAGATTACAATTCATTAGTCAAAGTACCCTTCTGCCCATAGACCTTCTAACAATTCTTTTGCTCTTTCTGTATTGTTATATAGCCATGGATCATCATCTGAGTTAATTGTTGTAAGGACGGAATCAAGTGCATTAATCATATCGTCTAAATCTTCTTTAATATAACCTAACATTATTCCTCACATTCACATTTATAGTTTGGGTTTTGGACTGGTATTCTACAAAAAGGATGACATTTCATAGTAGGAAATCATCTCCCTCAATGTAGCCATAGTATTCGTTATACTGTTGTTTTAGTTCAGGTGAGGCGTATTGCATAAACATATTTTCTGCATAGTCCTCTCCTTGCTCTAAGTTGTTATTAGACCATTGGTCAAACAACTCTTCTGCAATTTCTTGTATCATTGCTCCTGTGATGTGTTCTGCTAGTGTGTCTATGAATTGTTCCATTTTTTCTCCTATGGTAGTTATGTTATCAATTTTACAGGAAAAATGGGAAAAAAGCAAGCCCTACGTAATAAGGTTTTTAATGAATGTTTATATTATGTAAAGTGCCCCCGAGCCGTTTTCCTGGCGATCCGTACGAGACTTGAACTCGTGACCTCTACCGTGACAGGGTAGCGCTCTAACCAACTGAGCTAACGGACCAATAAGGTGAGCAGTTTTAAATCTTGCTCAGGATTTTTTTTAGTTATGCAATCTGCATTACGTTTTGCACAACTTTTAGCAAACGATTTTTTTCTGCGTTAATTGCAGGGTCAAAACCACTTGCACTAGCAAGAATACTTTCGTTATTCCCACCACGTGCAGAACGATACCAATCAAGGCGTTCTGTTAGTGCATTGAAAGCACCCCATGCGTTACCAGCAATCATGCCGTTAAACTCGCCTGTGTAAATGTCGTTAATAACATCTACCTTGTTTTCCCATTTCTTGAAAGCACCCTTTGAGTCCTTTTCAGGCTTTGGGTATGCAGAAAGAATTATGTCATTGAAAGACTTAGCATTGACTTCTTTTTCAATCATTGCCTTAGCCATGATGTCAAATTCGTCCATGTAAGCATTAGCAAGACCAAGAGTCTGTCGTGCAATAGCAACCTTACCGCTTGCTGTCTGTGTGTGACGTATCTTGAAAGATTGCTTGATACCATTCTTACGCTTTTTCTGATTAAGTGCAAGATTGAGAGTGTTAGCGCACACAACACGAACAGGTGTAATACTTGCTTGAATAGCGATTGAGCCATCATGTGATGTGTTGATGAGCAAATAAGTCTTTACTTTATCTGCAACACCGCTAGGGTCTAGAACAGTTTCACGCTCTAGTGCTAACGCGCCAAATACTACACGCCCACCCTTGATTGAGCCAGCAGTTTCCCAACGCCCACCACCATCTAGAATGTTATCACCAAATGAGAATAAGTCCTCATTCTGCATAACGTGGTAACGCTCACCAACGACACCAAGAATGTCTGTTTGTGAATTGTCTGTTGGGTTAGTACGCAAAACGTACTGATAGTTTTTGTCACTTGTTAAATGTGATGGGGTTTCCAAATCCTCTAGACGAACATTCCACCCATTGAGGTTAGCAAGAGCCAACATCTCTGATGTGTTTTTTTCCTCTGTAAAGACTGTACCCAATCCATGCCATGCAGGCTCTCTAAATGAAGCAAAAGAGGTCTTGCCGTTTTGTATTTCTAGGTCATGTGCCATGAGTTTATTTTCCTTTTCTTTTTGTAGTTATTTTAAGTATAGCAGGATAGGCTGACAAATGCAAAGCGGGATAGTTAAAAATGGGAAAAAATGGGGATTATTTTAATGTGTCGTAAATCACAGTGTGAGCTTGATCACGCCCCCCGAGCCGTTTTTTTATGCAACGGCATGAATAAAAATAAGGAGCAGTTTTAAAACATGCTCAGGTTTATTAGTAGCCCCCTACTAAATATCTACTCTCTCAATGGAAGAGGATAGGTATTGAACTGAGTCTGAACTATAATCAACAGTATCAAAATCAATATCATGAATTAAGTTTTGTGCCTCTTCTTCATTACGTGCATTAACTGTAATTGAATAAACAACAGTGGCTTCAACTTCAAACTCTTTTGTTAATTCAAAACCGCAAATGTCTGCAATTTCTTGTGCTTCTGACTCATTAAGCGTACCTGCTTCAATCGCTTCAAAAGTCCACTCTTGCATTTCGCTACGCATACGATTACGCTCTGCAGACTCGCCGTATGAGCGTTGTGTTACTACTTGAATATGCTTTTCTAGTTCATCTATGCGTGTTTTTTGTTGTGCAAGAGTAGTTTCTAAAAACTCTCTTGTCATGTACTTTGGTGCTTCTGTTGATATTACTGGTTGGTCCATGAGGGCTACCTCTTTCTGTTAGTTGTTTAGTTTAATTGTACTGCAGGGCACTGACAAATGTCAATTACCAAGATGATGCATAAGAAAATGATAACTTATCAATTTCTGGTAGGGCAAATAGGCGTTCTAATTGACGGATAGTATTCTTGATATCATTCCAATACCATTCATCAATATCTGTACTACCAAAGAAAAATCCTGCTTGTGGTGGAAATAGGCTAGGGTCTTTAGTTTCTAGCGCATGCTTACACAGTGCAAGCAATTCTATTAGTTTATCTTGTGAGACATAGTAGTCTCCACAGTCATCATTACCATTTTGAACATTCTTGACAAACCAAGCATGTATCTGATTAGCCTTGCGCCAATAAGCACAGGTAACTTCTACACTTGCTCCATAGATATCTGTTGCAACATCTGTGAGTTGTGTCAATGCCATTAGGTCATTGAACTTAGGATATACGGCTTCAGGTGATGAATAAGATAATTCATCATTTGCTTGTAGTGCTTGCCAGTTGATTTTTTCTAAGTGCTTTTTAGCACTAAGGTACATGTCTAATCCCATTGGGGGCTTCCTTCTTTCTGTTGTTCTGATATTAATATAATTCTAGCAGGTTAGACTGACAAATGCCAATCGTAAATCCTGGGATCTTAAATAGTGGTACGTAAAGGGTGTGATTAAATTCACATGAGCTCGGGGGCAAAAAATGAACAGTTTCAATTCATGTTCAGGAATTTTTCACTACCAAGATTTTGGATCAAATCCAATTTTTTGGTTCTTGTGAAAGTTGTTGAGCAGTTTTGCAACCTACTCAGGTTGTTTGGGTTCAGGACTTTAATTGCCTCCCAAATTATTTAGAGATAACGAGCAACCGCATTGTAAGTGCTTGTGCTAACTACTTCCTCATCTGTCATCTTTAGGATACGAATAGCATTAGAGATTTCCTCTTTCTGCTCACGATAGTTATAAACAGAGATTGACTCAAAGTCCTTCTCAGGCTCTTTAGGTAAATCCTTTTCACTAACTGTTAAATCATAGTCAATGTTAAGTGTGTTGTTCCATGAACGATAGTTAGTGCGGAAGTTTTCAGCCTTCTTGATGTTAGCAACGGCAAAATCGCTAACTTCTTTCTGCCAAGCCTTACGCAACTTTTCATACTTTGCTTCGTTGGCTTCTTGTGATGCGTAATCTGCCTCTAACTTTGCTAGTGCAGTTTCTAGTGCCTTGATTACCTTTGGTGTTGCTATCTTTACTGAGATTGCTTTTTGACGTGCCATGTGTTTTTCTCTTTTCTTTTGGTGGTTTATTTATAGTATAGGGGTTAGGTGTGACATTTTTAGTGTGAGCAGTTTTAATTCATGCTCAGGAATAAGCAATTAACTAGTTACGCTTGGGCTTTCCAAGTTGTCCAGCGTGTGTTGCCATTAACGTCTAACTTAACACGAACTGTATCCTTTGATGTTGGTGCGATTTCAAGGATTGTTCCTGTTACCTTTGACTTTTGTGATGTGTAGAGGTCGCCTACCTTGTATGTGTTTGTTGCTACTGTCATTTTATTTCTCCTTTTTAGTTTGTTGTATGTATTAAGTATAACATTTCCCACTGACATTTTTCAACTCCATTTCTGTTATTTCTCACTATTTGAGACGCTTGTTGGTGTGATGTAGGTCACTATTGGTAAATCAGGAACACTAATAGGGCTATTATGAATAGCGGAATTATGCTTTCCATTTATCTCCTTACTTTTTACTTGATGAGAATACTATGTCACTCTTTGAGTATACACAAAGTGAGCAAGAAACGCAAGCGGAGCCTTGTTGAGAGATTAGGGGAATGGCTTTTTTATTCTCAGGACACTTTGCTCCTACCTTGCCAATCATCTCTTTCATGTCTGCCTGTCCTATTAGAAAGTTTTTGGCAAGGTATGCAAGACGAATACCATGATCTGTTTTAAGTCCAATACCTATAGCCTTATTCTCACTATCTGTAGAATAGTATAAAGATAGATTAGGAATGTCTTTTAGCATTACCGCTGCACTCTTCACTCTTGTATAAACCCAGAATTGAATTTCAGGATTATTAAGGATGACATGCTTCCATGCGAATGTATAAGTATCATTAAAGAAATCGCCATCCCAGTGAATACGGAATAGCATAGGGGCTTCACGCTTTACACAATCAGCCTTGAAGTCTGCAATCATCTCTTCAAGCAATGCTTCAATAGTATCATGATCAGCGTCTTTAACTAATTCCCAATTGTGTAATAGGTTTTTCTTTACTGTTGGGAATACCTTTTCAAGTTTCCCAGCATAACAAACACTTTCGCATACGCTAGTCGCTCCAGGACATGAGTATGCTTTCCCTGCGGGTAAGCCAAAGGTGTTGGCGATACTTGCTTGTTTTCCATTAGGTGTGACGGCATTAGCGACCTTTCTGTCTTTGCTTCTGAGTAGTTTAGTCATGGTGGGTTACTCGCTTTCTTTCTTTAATTTTAGCATAAGGGACTGACATTTTTTTCTATTGTATTTCTTTTTATTTGGAACAGCTGAGGCTGCATTAGAACGGCGAAGTTCCATTAACCTTCTTAATTCCTCAGAATTTTTCTTCATAACTTAATCTTATCATAAATGGGAAAAAATATCAAATCTCTTAAATGTGATCAATCTCACAGGGGCCCCTCGGCCCGTTTTTTCAATCTAAATAAACATACCAATCAACTTCTTCATCAAATGCAAACTGAACAATTTCTGATTCACCAAAATCATTTTTTATTTCAATGTCATAGTTATCTCCTGTTGAATCACTTTCAATAAAAGTAATTTCAACAATCTCATCACCATAACCAATTAGATCCCCAATCTGTAGTGCATCTACAGTTAGCGAATCTGCTTTGACTAGTTCCATGTCAATCATTGTAGCATTCATTTATTCTAATCCCAATCCTAATTCATAGCCTGCATCCTCTTCCCAATAGTCTGCCTCATCTTGTGGCAACCATGGGTCTAGGTGGTGTTGTTCAATTATTGCAAACGCTGGTGCGGTGGTATTTCCCTTATAGGTAATTCCATCAGGCATTTCAATCTGACGCATGGCGTCATTTTCATGGTATGCGTCAATAGCCTCAATACAAGGCTTAACCATGCTTAGTGGTACTGGTGGATAGTGATTACCTTGTAAGTGATAACCAATAGCCTGTTCAAGTGTTATGTCTAGGTTTTCTGCTAAGTCCATCGCTGTATTGTATCCCATTATCGTGTTACCACCATTCCTGTTTTGTAGAAAGTTTTTGTGTGCATTTTGCCTGAAGGTTCAGACAAGTTAATTGTTGAGTATTCATTAGCAAGTCCATGGTCAATAAACTTTTGATAAACTTCAACGGCAGATAGGCAATCGCTATAACGACCAACCCAAGTAGTAGTAGGGTCTGAGTCATAGGTACAAGTAACTGAGTATAGGTATTCGTTATTCATTAGGTAATTGTTCATTAGTTATTCTCCTTATAGTTTTCGTTCATGATACTTTCAGCATACCATTCGCAGTATTCATTTTCAAGCGACACGCCCTTGTTGCAATCGCAAAATTCTGAGTCGTATTCCTCGCCACCATTACCAAAAAAGAGGACACCCTCATCATGGCAATCAACGCAATCAACCAAAAAGTCTAGTAAGTTTCCCATTTATTTATTCTCCAATCTTTACGGCAACAGTTGCCCAAAAGTCTTTTATGCCACGTGTTGGCGATACCTGTATTGCATACGCCTCAAAGTCTGAGCCGTACCAAACTGAGTCACGCTTTTCAGCATGAACAACAACACCCTCATCATGGCGAGAGTGTGAGCGATAGTATTTTCCTACTAGTAGGCTTTCTATTGTATAAGGTTTTGCTGACATTAGCAACCTGCTTTCTTTTTGTTTATTTAACTTATTACTCTGTAATCCTATCATGCGAGGCAGACAAAAAACTAATTACTAGCGAGTAATCTTAAATAGTGAGACGCTCAGAAAATGTGAGAAAAATCACAATCACGTAAAGTTATCCACAAGAGCCTGTGGAAAACCCCCCGAGCTTTTTTATTTGAAAAGATCAAGCAGTTTTAAAACTTGCTTAGGTTTTTTATTTTATTTTAGCAAAGCGTGTAACGCTGGCAGTTGGCAAATTTCTTTTGTGCAAGCATCATAGAATTTATTTTCATCAAATCTAGGATTGTCTGCACTGAACCATTCACTGAATTCAAAAATTAAATCTTGAAAAGTTTTTAATTCAATTTCATTTGCAAACTGATTTAGAATTTTTGCAGTTTCAACGTAGTCTTTGCGTGTCATCATTTATTCTGCCACCTTTAGAATTGCGTAAGACCCATTAGCATTTATCTCATCAAGAATAGGTTGCAAGCGTGAGCCAACCAATTCCTTTAGCATGCCTTCAAGCATTTGAATTTGTTCCTGCTTAGGAAGTGCAGCCATCGCCAGTGTTACAGGGTGTCCTGATTTGAATTCTGTTACGAATTTTAGATTATGTTCAACGTTCATTTATTTTATTTCCTATTCTTTAGTTTGAGTTAGTAAGTGTGCGAGTGCCACGTAGTGTGCCACTTAGTCCAAGAGTATCGCAAGCGATTTTTACGGATACGCCAACAGGTAATTGTGTTGGGTATTGTGATAGGAATTGAGAAACTGCACCCTTTGAGGCGAAGTTTATTTTTTTAGTAGAACCTGAAAAGGTTTCTAGTGTTACAGTATAAGTCATTTACAGACTTCCTTTCGTTTGTTTGATAAGACTATCTTACCATTTGGGGCTGACAAATTAGGGCATTTATTTGCTAGGCTCATTGTGATTTGCATCACACTTATTTGCTAGGCTCACTGCCTTATTTATCTTTATTTAATTGTTATACCTACAAGGGTACCAGATAAGTTTCAGGAAGTCAAAACGACACGCCGTAAAATGGGAAAAAATTTGTGTGACCTTAAACACATAAGTTATACACAGCCTGTGGAAAACGCCTCGGCCCGTTTTTTATGCATGGATCTGAATTTTTATAAGTTAGCTTTCCAATAAATAAAACCAAACACAATCATTGCAATCATTACAACCAACATTTTTTATTCTCCTTCTAATTCTGTGTAATCAACAACAACAAAATCAAGTCGTTCCAATGGAATAACTTTTAACCAAGATAGTGCAGACTCAAAGTTATCGTCCTCAATGGTGACGGATAAATCAAAATTAAAAACTGGCATTATTTATTCTCCTTATAAAGAAAGTCCCACGCCTTACGGCATAACACAATTGAATTGCAATTGTCACAACAGATAACACCATGCTCATTTAATTCTAAATCATACATGTCAATCATGGTAGTTACTGCACCACATACAGATTTTACAGGCACATAGGTACTCATTATTTCTCACACTCACATTCTGAAGCAGATAGGTCAAAGTCGCAATGCTTGCAACCTTGAAACAAAAAGTGTTCATTGCAATAAATTGCAGTTTGCATTTCCTCGCAACACAAAAATTGCTTTGTGCCACGCAAAAAGACATTTGTTAAAGACATAGGGAAAAGGACAAGTGTAGGGGTACTCATTAGTTACTCACATACCAATCTGTCCATGTAGGAAACTGTTCAGGGTCACTGTCATAGTAGTAACGCTCAATGTTATTTTCACAATCCATGCAGAAAGTAAATTGTTCATCTCCAATTTCTGAGATAGCGGAAAGCATAGGTTTATGCTCATGTGTTTTTGTTAATGTAGTCATTTTATGACCACCTTTCTTTAGTGGATTTCTTTACCACTTTTATTTTCTTATACTGCAAGTATAGCCTATAAGTCTGACATTTATCAACCTACTAGCCAGTAATTCCAGATAGTGAGACGCTCAAGTAATGTGATAAAGGACACACTTACTTAAAGTTATCCACAGAAGTTATCCACAGGCGCCCCGAGCAAAAAATCGCAGCTTTTTATTTCTGCGATCTTTTTTTTATTTATAAATTACTTTGCCAATAAATAAAACCAAAAACAATAAATGCAATCATCACAACTAACAATTTATTTTTCCTCAATTTCATCTAGTAGATCCCATAGTGCAGTTTCTAATTCTTTAGAAACTAAATCTAATTTTTCTTGTAGTGTTTTCATTCTGTATTCTCCAATTCATTTATGTCTGCGACATAGACATTATTTTTATTTATTCCATAGTTTAATTGGAATTCAAATACAGTGATAGCCTCATCATAGGAATCAGCCTCAACGTTTATGAAAGTATTAAATTCAAATGTAGCCATTCTTTATTCTCCCTTTATAGTGTTTTTCCGCAGTGGTTACAAGGTTTTCCTTGGTGGTCTATGCTAAGGGCATCATAGTTTGTGCCCTTCCAACAATGGTTGCATACGATTACAAAGTCCATTATTCTGTTACCGCCTTATCTGTTATCATTTTAAGAATTAACTGTAACTGTTCTGTAGTTAGTAGTGCTTGAGCGCAACCCCAAGCAAATGAAAGCGCAAGCGCACTATCTCCATAGTGCTCATTAGCAAGAGTATTTATCTCTTGCGTTATCTCAAAATTAGTTTTCATTATTTATTTTCTTTCTTTAGTAGTGATAGGGCAATGGCAAGACTTTGCTTGCGCTGGGCTTCTACGTGAGCCTTGTATTCTTCAAGTGTCATTTATCTGACCTTTCTTTTTCTTTATACTGTAATTGTAGCATGGGGGTCTGACAAATTGGGGGATATACATGGGCGTGTCGTAGAATTATTTTTGTGATGTTGGTCACAAACGCCCCGAGCAAAATTTGCAGCTGTTACACTGCAAATCTTTTTTTACTTATTGCCAAACATGTTAAATATTTCATCAACCTGTTCATCAGTTAAGTGATCTAACTGAATTGCTTTTTCAAATTCAAATAAATCTTTTTCCATTATTCTGTTTCCTCGTTTTCTTCTATTGCATCTTGAAAGTCATAGAGTGCCTCATTGTATGCGATTGGGTCGCACTCTTTTAGTATTTGCGAAGGGTAAAAAGTTAATTGTCCTATAGTTACAACAGGATAAGAATCATCTAGCATTTCATCAAACAATTCTTTACTAGCGAAAGCCATTTCAAAATCTAACATTAGTTTTCTTCTTTCTGTAGTAGGTAAGTATTAGTTAGGGAGCGATTGTTATTTGAAAACATTGACTCTATAACCGCTTTATCTTTTAGTGATTGAGCAACTCTTTTATCTTGTTGCTCTTTTAGAATTCTATCAAATGTGCTCATTTGTCTGAGCCTTTCTTTAGTAGGGACATGGCTTGCAAGGTACTTGCCTTGCGTTGCGCCTCAACGTGCGCCTTGTATTCTTCTAGTGTCATTTATTTAACGACCTTTCTTGTTGTTTATACTAGCAATTCTAGCATGGGGGTCTGACAAATTAGCCTATTTGTTAGGGTGTGTCGTGTGTGACCTTAGTCACGCCACAGGAATGGATTACCTGTTGCCTCATAGCCATCACGCCATGAACAGCGAGGGTAGATAGTGTGACTAGAGACATAGCCACACTCTGGGCAGATAACGTTTGCTAGTCGTGAGCGCATGGTTTCATAGCCCTCTGCATTTCTATTTTCAAACAGTGAGTTCATTTGGAACTCCTTTCTTTATTTTCTTTATACTAGTATTCTAGCACCTACCACTGACAAATTTGCAGATTTCTTGGGCGTGTCGTAGAACTATTTTTGTGATCCTCATCACATGGCCCCCCGAGGCGTGTGAGCGACATCACATGCGACACGCCGTGTTTAGATTTGCTTTTGTCAGTCCTAACTGTTATACTTGCAGTATTAGATAGTTAAAGTATAACTACTAAACGAAAGGTCACTAACATGAACCCATTTACAGCACTAATTGATTGGCTAGACGAATACGCTGATGTAGCAGGTCCAATTGGAGCCTTCATAGGCGTAGCAGTAGCCGTTATCCTATGCTTTACGCTTGGAGCGTGACACACATCACACCACGCCAACGGCGTGTCGCCTTGACTTTTCAGGGTATGTATGATACCCTTACAGGTATAACAATTAAATAAGATTAACTAACTAAAGAAAGGTGTTCAGAATGAATACACTAGAAAGAATACAGAAAGAGCAAGCAGAAAAGCGTGCTATACAATCTATCAAGGACAAGGCTATTGTTGCCTCAATGTTTGCTAATACAAATCGTCCATTAAACAATGAGTACCTACTAGGTAAAGAGGAAAACTAAGTGTTTATTATTGACATGATTACAAGTTTTATTGAAGAGTACGCTATGGTTATAGTTATCTCATCAGTATGCATTATCCCTACTATTATCTACTACATCAACAATTAAGGAAAACTAATGTCACTATCACTAATAAACAAAATCAATGTTGGAAAACTTTTTATCTCCAACGACCACATGTATCTTGTTAAAGAGGTATTAGAGGTAAATGATGAACACGAATCAGTAACTGCAACACTTACTAACTATAAAGGTGAGGAAGTGTTTTTTTGTGGTGGGTTTTCTCAATGGTTTGAAGGGTTGGTTAAATAAATGAGTGCCATGTACGCACACACATGCGAGGCGTGTGGGGATACAGGTATTATTATTTTTGATGAGGGCACCACACGCATAGACCCTTGCAAGTGCTAAAAGGGTACTAGTACTAATTAAAAAGCTGGTAC